GTTATGCCAACCGTTATTGCTAACGAGTTAGTTGGCGTACAACCAATGACTGGTCCAGTTGGTCAGATCCACACTCTACGTGTACGTTATGCAGATAACTTCACAGATGCAACAGGTGGTTCAACATCAGCTGGTGAAGAGGCACTAAGCCCATTTAAGATCGCTGAAGGCTATTCAGGCGTAGCACCAGGTAAGGCAGATTCAACTGCTGCCAAAGAAGGTGTAGCTGGAAACAGACTAAGCATCCAGATCTTAAAGCAGACTGTTGAAGCTAAAACACGTAAGCTATCAGCACGTTGGACCTTCGAAGCTGCACAAGATGCACAAGCTCAGCAGGGCATTGACATCGAAGCAGAGATTATGGCTGCTCTTGCACAAGAGATTACAGCTGAAATCGACCAAGAAGTTCTACGTAGCCTAGGCTCACTAGCTTCTACAGCACAGACTTACGATCAAGCATCAGTAAGCGGTACAGCCACATTTGTTGGTGATGAACACGCTGCACTAGCTGTTATGATCAATCGTGCTTCTAACCTAATTGCTCAGCGCACACGTCGTGGTGCAGGTAACTGGGCAGTTGTAAGTCCAACAACATTGACACTTCTACAGAGCGCAACAACTTCTGCATTCGCAAGAACAACAGAAGGTACATTCGAAGCTCCAACAAACACCAAGTTCGTTGGTACATTGAATAGCGCAATGAAAGTATATGTAAACACATATGCTGGAAATGACGATGTTCTAATTGGTTACAAGGGTTCTAGCGAGTCAGATGCAGCAGCATTCTACTGCCCATACATTCCATTGATGAGCAGCGGTGTTGTTCTAGATCCAAGCACATTTGAACCAGTAGTTAGCTTCATGACACGTTATGGTTATGTTGAGCTAACAAATACTGCTTCATCACTTGGTAATGCACAGGACTATCTAGCCAAGGTAGCAGTAACAACAGCCAACTTGAAATTTGCTTAATCGCAAATTGCAGTTTGCAAAAAAGCAGAAAGGCTCTTAGGAGCCTTTTTGTTTGACTTAAATATCTATTGACAGTAGTTTATTATATGGACTTTGCAGAAATAAGGCAAAAATGTCGTGTATGGAGAAAACGTCATCCTATGTTTTCTCATGATATTAGACGTTTAGAACAGTCTATTGAAAAGCACATAGCAGCTCACGGTAGCCATTTGGTTATGTACAGACAGACTCACAAAGAGTCTTATCTGCACAAAGCAGAACAAGAAATAGAAGAAATTAAAAAACTTATTGAACTAGTAGAAAAAATAGAGCTTATGTCCTTGCTCAGCCGCAGATAAATAAAATATCAAGGTAAGTGCCGCACGGGGCGGACTTATGCGGAACCAACCGCGTAGACCTAGAACGTCAACATAAAGGAGAAAACAAATGGGACGTCCACTAAGAAAAGATGTTACAGGCGTAGATGTAATTGGAACGCCAGCAAGCGATACTGGTATTCGTGTTGAAGCATACGCAGGCGGTACTGCTTATACCGATGCAACCTATAATAGTACAACAAACTATGCTTATATCTATAAGCAACGCGGCGCAAAAACTTTTGTATTACTAAATCAAGCCGGTACAAATTTAGGACCATGCGTTCTTCAATCAGCTGTGCCTAGCGCCGACGGCCAAATGAGAATGAATGGATTTGTTGGCGGTAACGGTGCAGTACCAACACCAATTGCTAAAATTACAAAACGTGTGGCTACAGATTTCAGCGGAAATCGTTACACATGGGTAATTGTTAACGATTCAACTAGTGATTACATTGCATTAACAGCAGTCTAATAGAGAGTTAACATGGCTCAAAACGGTCGTACGATAAAAGTAAGTGGTGACTATAACATTGTTACAGGTGAAGGTAGCACCATCCTTCTCGATACCGGACCAAATGTTGGAACAGTACGTGTCACCGGAAATTTAGTTGTTGAAGGTGACACGTTAACTGTTGAAGCACAGAATTTAAATGTAGAAGATAATATTATTACATTAAATTACGGTGAGCCGGGTCCCGGAGTTACTGTCGGCGACGGGTATTCAGGAATATTAATTGATAGAGGTGTTGACGGAGGTTCTAGTCAACTTCCGCAGCCAAGCTTTTTGTGGGATGAAAGCACAGAGGGTTGGCAGTTAGCATTAGGTACTTCTGAAACTGGATTTAATTGGTCGTCAAGTAAGCTAAGATTAAAAGAAATTTTAACAGATTCAGACACGGACGACGGTGATCTTACTATAATAGGTGCAGGCACCGGTGTAATGAAGGTCATTGGTACTATAAACTATGAATTGCAGGTTACACATGACGACGACATTCCAAATAAACGTTATGTTGACGATGCTATTCAAAGTAATCCAACCTTTCAGATAGTTAGAGATGATACAAGAGTTATATCGTTAGATGTTAACGACCCCCTAGCGCCAGCGGCATTTGTACCACCAATTGGTCCTTACTCAAGTATGCCCCCTCAAAGTGAAGTTGCAATTCTTGTTAACAATAGAAGAATAGCAGCGTTTAGAGACAATCATATTGAGTTTACTGGAATAACAATTTTTACGGAAGATCCAGTTGTTTCGGACATTGCAGCAGCTATGGGAGGAAATTATAATCCTGGGCCGTTGGCTACTAATCTATCAGGTTTTGAAAACCAAAGTGCAGTAGTAATACAAGCAGATAACACGAATACAAATATAAGATTAGAAACTAACGGTACAGGTAAAGTTGTAATTACGTATGCAACATCATTTGAACATCACGGATTATCACCAGCTGCGGTCAACGACGCTACCATAATTTACGGAGCAACTACCGGAGCAGGCACAACAGGTTTAAGATTTGTAAACACAAGACCTAGTAAAGATTTAGATGGAACTATTAATGCTAGTTTCACAAACGATGAACTCATAAGCAAGAACAGAGCATTACTGTTTAGTATGCTATTCTAAGGAAATTTTATGGCAATTACATGCACACAATTAACTTCAACAGGTATAACAACGGTATACACAAGCTCTAGTAATAATGCCATTACCACTATGATTATTTGTAATACTGGAGCGGTAAATTTAACTGACGAAACAGTTAATGCGGCATCTTTAACTTTACATTTAGTTCCTGCAAGTAGCTCTGCTACTGATGTTAATAAAGTAATAAGTAATCTTAACATTCCAGCAGGAGAAACTGTATTCTTCAGCGACGAAAGAATAGTCTTAGGAAATAATGATACAGTACAGGCACAAGCCAATGTAGCTAATCTTCTAAGTATAACTGTAAGTACATTACCGGTATGAAATTTCTTAAAACACAAAATACTAGCAAGTTTCTTCTTAAAGATAACCAGTTTAAGGGTAATCCGTACGGAAGATATACAATGGACGGCACTGGTGGCCTAAGATTGCCTAAAGGTACCACAGCACAACGCCCGCAATTGAGCAGCGTTGAAATGCCCAACGGTGCTAACGGAATGATTCGTTACAATACAACTTCTAATACATTGGAATGTTTTATTGCTGGCTACTGGGAAACTGTAGCATCCCCAAGCGCAAGTGCTATTCTTAAAGAAACTTACGGTCCTGGAGATTATACCGAAGCATATTTTGGACCTCTTCCAGCAGCATACGAATTAGAATTTTTGCCATCAGCTGGCGGAAGCTTAGATAACATTATTGTTTTAGTTGAAAATGTATGGCAGATTTCTACAACTAATTATACGTTAGTACAAAATCCAGCAGGTACAAGTTCACCAACAGGATATCTTGGAGGTGTTACTTATTCATCAGTTGACGGTAGAACAAATCCTGCTAAATCTACTTGGTGGTTAACATTTAGCCCAGAATCACCGCCGTTAGGAAAATACGTAACAGTCTATTACGGTTACGCTAATTAATCATGAGTCAATTGGGGCGTATATCAGGACCGTTACTTAATGACATTCTCAATAGGGATAGCGTAGATCTTAGTTTTGAAACAAATTTACTTTATCTAGATGTAAGTAATGGAAAAGTTGGTATCAACCAGCCCAGTAATGTTCCAGCACACGATTTAGATATCTACGGATATACTCGTACAATAGATTTAGAAGTTACTAACCAAGCAACATTTAATAATGTTATTTTTAATGCCAACGGAACAATAAGCACAGTAGTTGGCCCGTTGTACATAGCCCCATTAGATACCAGTAGTCCATACATTGCTTTAGACAGGGTAATAACAGGACAATTAGAAATTAATGGTAATCAAATTCAAAATTATCAAACCAACGGTAATATTATTATAAATCCCAATGGCCCAGCTCAGGTAGACATCGAAGATACTACAAATGTAACGGGTGATGTTAATGTGTCTGGAAATATTGGTGTCTCGGGAGATCTTAGCGCAGCAGATAATATTATTGTTGGAGACAGTAAATTAGACGTAGTGGTTATAGCTCCTGATCTTACTCAAGATATCATACCAGGTATCCCGTATGATTACGATCTAGGTGCAGATGCAGGTGATAGTAGCCAACGTAGATGGTCAGAGTTATACATAAGAGACGATTTAACCCATACTGATTTAGTGTTATCTTTAAGAATTAATGTCAGCGACCAACTCAAATTAGACGGTAATAATGGACAAATTTTTGCCTTGCAAAGTAATGACGATGTAATTATCAATCCAAACTCAGGTATAACTTATATAGAAAGAACAAAGTGGGAATCTAACGATTTAACCAATCTAGAAAATACGCCCTTAACTTTTGCTAGCACAGGCACAGGATATTATAAATTTGACAGTACTAACGGAATAGTTGTTCCTTCTGGAACAAATGCAGAAAGAAATGCATCACCTGAACCAGGTGATACTAGGTGGAACACTGATCTAGGTTATCTAGAATGCTATGACGGATCTATATGGATCATTTCAACCGGACCAGGCGAAACAATTGGGGTAGAAGAAATGCAAGATCTAGGAAATGTTTATACTCTAATACTGGGTTAAATTTCAATCTGGATAAATACTTTTGATTATAGGAAAAGACCAATTTCCTGTATGACCAAACTGTGGTAAACCCGCAAAGAGCCGTAAAAGCGGCTGAGAAAGTGGTTATCCGTGAAACGCGGTGTATATAGGAGATTGAAGTGCCCCAGGTTCTTGGTCGTATATCCGGGCCACTCTTGAAGTCAAATCTCGTCAGAGATGGCGCGAATTTGTCTTTTAGAAATGGTATCGCGGACCCAGACATACTATTTCTAGATGTTAACAACAATCGTATTGGCGTTAACACTTCAGTCCCACTACACGACCTCGATGTTGACGGATACACTAGAACAACTGATTTAGAAGTTGTTAATCAACTTGATGTAGGAAATATAACAGTCACTGGTAATACAATCAGCAGTGATCTAAATACTATTACTTTTGCCCCATCCGGCGCTGAACCTACCATTTATCAAGCTAGGTTTCAGGTTGACGATATTCAATTACAAGGTAATGTAATTTCTACCGAAGTTTCAAACAGCAATTTAGTACTGCGAGCTAACGGTTCAGGTACAGTTAATATAATTGCCACTACTAATATTACTGGTAATTTAAATGTAACGGGAAATATTTCGGCTACAGGTAATGTAACAATAGGTGGTAATATTGTTATTGGCGATAGCTTGTCAGATAGTGTAACTATTAACGCCAGTATCCAAAGCGACCTTATTCCACAAGCCGATAATACTTATGATTTAGGATCGTTTGCGTACCAATGGCGAAATTTGTATGTTGGCACAATTTACACTAATGTTCTTAATGTTACTTCATTAGATGTTGGCAATCTTAAATTTTATAACAATGAGATTGGTAGCACTACCGGTCAAGACATTATTATAGACGGAAACGGCGCCGGCGGCGTAAAACTAGCTAATTTTAGAATAGTTGATAATGTCATTACAAATGTTGTTACAGACGCTGTTTCGCAATTTGCACAAACAGGAACAGGTTACGTAAAATTTGCAGGCACCAACGGTTTTGTGCCTCCGGTAGGGAGTGATGCCCAAAGACCAACCGCTTATGCAGTATTAGGTATGACCAGATACAACACTAATTCTAAAGCATTGGAAGTTTGGGACGGTTTTGACTGGGCTTCTCCCGCAGGTGCATCTGGTGCGGTATCTGAAATCACAGCCAACGAAATCGCAGCAACATACGCATTAATGTTAGGATAAAAAAATGCCAACACTATTTCAACACGCACTAATAAATGAAATCGGAACAACTCCAACAGAAGTTGTAGAAATTGGAGCAGGAATAAGAGCAACCGTAATTGGATGCAATCTAGCCAATGTAACAGAATATGACACCGTAGTAGTAGACGTTGATATTGTTGGATCTGATACTACAGTTGTAAAATATGTAAAGCAATTGGCTATACCTCCTAATACTTCTGTAAAACTAATTACTCAAGGTGAAAAGTTAATTTTACCTTCAAATACAGCATTGAGAATAACCAGCGATACAGCAGATAGTATAGACGCTACGGTCAGTTACGTAGAAATATCATAAGAGAAAAATTATGGCAAATGCATATTACTTAGGTAGAACCCCAGAAGAAGTATTAGGAACTAGTCCCCGTTACTGGTATGCACTTAGAAGAAACCAAGACGGAGAAATATTCTTAGTTAGAAGCGATCAAATCTTAGACAACGATTCATATCAAATTAACATTCCCGGACCAACCGAAGAAGATTTTGATACGTTTGTTGTCGGCACAGATTACTTAGAGGGGGTCGACGAAGAGCACGAAAAACCAAAAGAAAATATGTATTATCCTCAATACAGATGGGACAATAGATCATTGTTTTACTATATAGATAGTGAAGGTATGTTTACAGTTAGAGTTAACAGAGGCTACTCGTACCCAACAGGAACATCTTCATAATTAGGAATTTAAAATGGCAGAATTTAAAATCACAAGATTTCGATACACCTGGCGAGGAAACTGGACAGGTAGTTCAACTACCTATTACAAAGATGATATGGTTTTCCATAGAGGTTCTGCATGGGTATGTATTAGACAACATACATCTTCAGAATTTTACTCTGCGCAATCCTTTACAATTCCCGGAGAAACACAACCTTCACCGGCCTGGGTAAAGTCAGCCGAAGGTTATCAATTTATTGGCGAGTGGGCCGCAAGTACAGATTACGATGAAGGTACTCTTGTTTTAGCTGGCGGAAACTTATATTTGTGTGTTGTAGGTCATACTAGTTCTGAATTTTTTAGCACAAATATCAACGACTGGGAAGTCTATGCAGTAGGCAGCAATTGGCGCAATGCTTGGACTCCTACTACACGATATCGTGTAGGCGACATTATACGTTATAACGGTTTTACTTATCAATGTGTGCTTGAACATACATCCGGTGCCGCCGACGATGGAGTAATTGTTGGTAACTTAGACAGTACAGAAGATAGCACAGCAGAAACCTGGAATGTAGTTGTAGAAAACTATACTTTTGTTGGACACCATCAAGCAAGCACTCGTTATAGATTAAATGACCTTGTCAAATATGGCGGAAGTTTGTTGAAATGTATTGCAGAACATACTTCTTCGGCTGTTGAAGGTGAAATTGATAACACCAATTTTACAACCTATCTGTCGGGATACGAATATAATAACGATTGGGATGGTTATGTTTATTACGCCCTTGGGGACGTAGTAAAATATGGTGGAGTGCTCTACATAGCCGTTCAAAATAATTATGGAAATCAGCCAGGAGTTAGCGCACAATACGAACTTGGAAATCCTAACTGGGCTGTTATTTTTGAAGGTATAGATTATCAAGGAGTCTATGACTTTCAAAGTGATAGATTTTATAAGAAAGGTGATGTAATAAGACGAGGAGGAAGTCTTTGGATTAGTTTAACTAACCAACTTAATGACGACAGTTCATCTGCGTCTCTAGATCCTTCTAATTGGAAAGTTGTTGTTATAGGTCAAAACTGGAAGGGCAGTTGGCGTGTAGATTATGACTACGATCAATATGATATTGTATATTTCCGTGGAGTTACCTATTACGCAAATTCTCAACATTTAAGCAGTTTTGACAATTTTCCTGGAGACAACGGATCAGGATTTAATCTTTGGGATGTATTAATTGTAGGTGATACAAATGCTGTATTATCAAATGTAGGTGACTTATTAACATTTAACACAAAAAGAGAAATTATAAAAGATGGTAGCACATCTTTTTACATTGGTGATACCAGTACTATAGGAACAACAACAGTACCTATTGGAGAACCTCATCAATTCTTAATGATCTCAAATGACACAGGAGACTTAGGCTACGAAACATGGGGAACACTTCAAAGAGTAGTGTGGGTTAGAACCGACGGTGTTGACGATAATACTGATCCGGTTAGAGGTTTTAACTACCTAAAACCTTGGAGAACCCTCAGATATGCTCTTGAACAAGTTGACGATGGGTACGAAGGATATACTAGCATTAAGGTGGGTACAGGTGAATATCAAGAAATTTTACCTTTAATTGTTCCAAAGCGAACAGCCGTAGTTGGAGACGAATTGAGGTCAACAACGATACGAGCTAATGAACCAATTACAGCACTTGCTGAAGATGCATCGTATACTCTTGCAACTTTGGGACATTTAAAAAATGTTGTTGCCGATGTGTTATCAGGTGTTTCAGTTACACCAACATCGGGCAATAATGTTTTACCAGATACTTCAATTTATGTTTACCCGTCCGAAATAGATTTAATTGACGGTTTATTTACAGACATAATAGCAATTATAGATTATCGAGTAAACGATGAGGGATCAAGTCCAACTGTAAGCGGATCAAACGAAGCTACAACTAATCAGTATTGTTTAGATGCTATAGAAGCTTTGGAAAATAATAGAGAATTTATTAAAGCTGAAGCCATAGCCTATATGCTTGTAAACAATCCTCTTTATAGCTTTGATACTGTTTTATGTAGAAGAGACGTTGATAGATATATTGACGCAATGAAATATGATCTGTTGTATCCTGGCAACTATAAGAGTGTTCTAGCAGGAAGATATTATGCCAACGCAGTTACAGGATCAGCGTTGGAAGATATGTTCTATGTAAGAGACACTACAGGTATTAGAAACATGACCTTAAAAGGTCTAGAAGGAACATTACCTCCTTTACAAGCAGGAGAAACATACAGAACACCAACAGGTGGTGCATTTGTGTCATTAGATCCAGGCTGGGGCCCAGCTGATGAAAGAGTATGGATTATTAACAGATCGTGTTATATTCAAAACGTAACTACGTTTGGTACTGCTGCTGTAGGACAAAAAGTTGACGGAAATCTACACAACGGAGGTAATCGTTCTATTGTTTCTAATGACTTTACTCAGGTAATTTCAGATGGTATCGGTGCTTGGATATGCAATGGTGGTAGAGCAGAACTTGTTTCCGTATTCACATATTATGCACATATAGGTATGTTTGCCCAAGACGGTGGCATTATTAGAGCAACTAATGGAAATAGTTCTTACGGGGACTTTGGCGCATTAGCCGACGGTATCGATCCAGAAGAAGTGGTAAGATATGCCAGTGTCAATACTAGATCAGAACAGGCGGTAGTAGCCGCAGCATTTGCTGGTGAAATTTTAGACTTTATTCTAGCACTTGAATTTGAAAATTGCGGACAGAACTATACAACAGCAAGTTATACAATTACCAGTTCGGGTGTTGGTGCTACGGCTGCACAAGAAGAATTTCGCGACGATGCGATGTTTACTATACAAATGCTCGACAGCGGCGCCGGATTCAGTCAAGAAGGTAACCAAGCACAAACAGGTAACACTACTCAAATTACTTTAGCCACTGCTGAAACATTTATGGAAGCAGATATTTTAGGCAAAAGAATAATTATTATTTCTGGCGACGGAACTGGACAATACGGATATGTACAGGCCTACAACGACTTAACTAAAGTTTGTACTGTATACAGAGAATCAACTGATACCCCGGGCTGGGACCATGTGCTACCAGGAACACCGAGCTCAACATTATTAACTTCAGGCACAAGATATCGTATAGAACCTAGAGTAACTTTCTCAGAACCAGAATATACCTGCGCAGAAGTAGGATTGCCTGCTACAAGAGTTTGGGCATCTGCTGTGTACGGAGAAACTTCTCAAACATTTACAAACGTAGCTGGTACAGCTGGTACAGGGGAGACTATTGAAGTTGTTCCTGCAGATGCATTGTTTACCGTAGTTAAAAATGGTAGAACTTATAGTGTGACATTAACCGACGGCGGTGCAGGGTATGCTGTAAACGATACAATTACAATTAGTGGTAGTAGCGTAGGCGGAACAGATTTAGAACATGATATTTTAATCACAGTTACATCTATTTCAAATGACAGTACTAACAGTATTTTAACTTATCAAATTGCTGACGATTCTTTAATAGCAGATAGTGGTAAATTTGTTCTGCTACCGGCAGCAAGCGATCAAGGACTGTATTCTTCAGACGGCGACGACTGGGAAGACCTAACGTTACCGGCATCGGGAAATTGGACATGTCTAGCATCTGGTAACAACAGATTTGTTGCTATTTCAACAGGAACTAATCAAGCCGCATATAGTACAAACGGAATTGATTGGTCATCTAGCACTATGCCAGCTTCAAGAAATTGGAATGGTGTAGCCTACGGAAAACCTATCGGAGTAGATGACGGAGTTTTCGTAGCCATATCTGGAAATTTAAATAGTGCCGCTTACAGCATAGACGGGGAAACATGGACGTCATCTACCTTACCAACTTTTGGCGATTCAACATTAAATGAATATGTTGATATTACTTTTGGCGCTGGCGTATTTGTGGCCTTAGCTAACTCGGGTAATATCGTTGCTGTTGGTACATGGAACGGTAGTAGCCTAACATGGCAAGGTTCTATCATGGACGTGGTAGCTGATTCGTCGGCTAAGGACTGGACCAGTATCGCATACGGAAATAGAAGATTTGTTGCGGTGTCATCTACCGGCGACGTCGCTTACAGCTTTGACGGATTAGAATGGTTACCAGCTTCGATGCCTACGCAGGACGGATCAACAGCACATTTCTGGAAACGTATAAGATATGGCCAAGGCACTTTCTTTGCAGTAGGAGATACTGGATCAAGAAACATTGGAGCTGATATAACAACCGGACCAACACAATTTGCTGCATCATCATACGACGGTTTAGTATGGACCGAAAGACAATTAGCTACCAATTTAAATTGGAGCTTAGTAGCATTTGGAAATCCAGATGTGACATTAAACGACAGTACTCTTACAAACAGCGTACCAATTTGGTTAACTTTCCCTTCAACGTCATCTAATTCTTATAATAAGATAAGTTGTGGTGCAACTGCTTTAGGAAGAGCAGTGGTTAGCGGATCGGGCATAAGCTACATTAAGATTTGGGAGCCTGGAAGCGGTTATGCAACTGAACCAGTACTTACACTAACTGACCCTGGTAAAACTGAAGATATACAGTACAGAATTAGAATGGCCGATGGCGTATTGAGCCAGCCTAAATTCTTAAGCAAAGGTTCTTCATATAAAACCAGTACAACATTTGTAACAGTCACCGGAGATGGATTTGCTGATAAAACACCTAACGGAAAATTCATTACGTTAGACAATATAGACGTCATGCCGGGACCAGGTGCGCAGTTTTACATCGGCAACCTGCCGGGATATTGGGTAGCTGTTGTTATTAGAAGCGAAGAGCTACAACAAAATGGAAAATTCTTAGCTACGTTCCAAATTTCTCCAAATGTCGGCTACGATGATTACATAGAACACGGCATGGAAGTATTGATAAGAGAAAAATACAGCCAGGTTAGAATAACCGGACACGACTTCCTAGACATAGGTTCGGGTAATTTTGAAACTACAAATTATCCACAGATGTATGCAGAATACGATTACAATAGAGAACCTTTCCAAGAAGTTTATGATTTGAATGGCGGCCGAGTTTTCTATACATCGACTGACCAGGACGGTAATTTTAGAGCTGGTAATCAATTTGCGGTTGAACAAGCCACCGGCATTATCACAATTAGTGCTGATTTCTTTGACTTAGAAGGTTTAACTGAATTAAGATTGGCAGGTATTAACGTTGGCAGTACCGCGGTAATTAGAGAATTCAGTAAAGATGCAACATTCTCACAAAATTCAAACAACGTTATACCTACACAAAGAGCAATTATTGCCTATTTACAAAGTAGACTGAACGTTGGCGGTGAAGATTTACTCACACCAAGCTTTATTGCTGGTACAGTTTTAGTCGGACCAAATTTGATTAACAGCACAGCGGCACAGACTATTGAAGTAGATGTAATGGCAGACTTTAAAGGTTCCGGAACAGGAATCAGCGGAAGTTATATTGCTAGTTTGTTAGCTGTTAGACGTATAGCGAGAATATAAATACAATACTGGAGTGCGAAATGGCAGAATTTAAACTTGGTAGAATTAGGTTTGTATGGAAAAATGAGTGGGCTACAGCTACCACCTACTATAAAGATGACGTAGTAAGATTTGCAGGTAAAGTATATCTTTGCCAAATTGGTCACACATCCGCTGCTGATTTTAATACAGATTTAGATGTTGTTCCATCAAAATGGAATTTGATGACAGACGGACAGCGTTGGAGAGACGATTGGGCCGTTGCAACTGTCTATGAAGAGGGCGATGTAGTCAAATACGGTGGATCATTATACATTTGTGACAACGCACACACATCTGCTGCAACATCATCATTGGGATTAGAAGCTAACTCAAGTGACTGGATTGTTTATGTTGAGGGGTTTGATTGGAAAGGAACATGGTCAACCTTAACAAGATACAAGGCCAATGATCTAGTTAGATATGGTGGCATTAACTATCTTTGTGTTACTGCTCACACATCTGCAGCCACCGCCTCATTAGGATTAGAAGCAAATCTAGGAAGTTGGCAAGTCTTCACTCAAGGACAAGAATATTTAGGTACATGGGTTACCGCCACACGTTACAAAGTTAACGATTTAGTAAAATGGGGCAGCGCAATTTGGATTTGTGTTACCGCTCATACAGCGTCAGCAGCATTTCCAACAGATAGCGCATATTGGACTCAGTTTGTTGAAGGTTTTGAATACGAAAATGCATGGAATTCGGGAACCGCATATCAACCGGGTGATATTGTCAAATACGGCGGTAATCATTACGTAGCAAAAACATTGAATACCAGTGCTACACCTTCAACAAGTACATCAGACTGGGATTTATTTGCCAAGGGATTTGACTATCAATCAGATTGGTTACATACAACTTCTTATAAAATTGGCGAAGTTGTAAAAATGAACGGATACAACTATCTAGCCATTGCAGATAGTCCAAGCACAGCTTACGAAGTTACCAACACAGAAACAACTACCGATAGATTAACTGTTGCTAATACCACCGGAATGGTATCAGGTATGTCTGTTAGATTCAGCGGTACAACTATAGGTGGAGTATTCACAGGCGGCAGATATTACATTAAAGATATAGCGAGCAGCACACAATTTACAATCAGCGAGACTATAGGCGGAACTGCGTTCAATTTAAGTAATGCCACAGGCAGTATGACAGCCACTGTGGCCGCAGAACCTCCCATGTCCAGCTACTGGACACCAATTTCAACCGGCATTTACTGGAGAGGAGATTGGCAGGACGATGTAGAATATAACCTAGGCGATGCTGTTAAATATGGAACTAATTCATATATTTGCGTACTAGCTCACAGATCGGAAAGTGATGATGGATCTTCTTTAGGCACCACCGGCGGCGGCCAAGCAAATAGCCGTCCCGACCAAGATACAAGCGGTACTTACTGGAATACCTTAACAGTTGGTAATGAACTTTCTGTTTTAACAACAGTAGGTGATATGGTTTACTACGGCGGCGCCGGCCCCACAAGATTACCAATTGGAACAGAAGGACAGATTCTTAGAGTAAGCCCTACCAGCTTGCCAGAATGGCGTACATTTGGTCACGTAGATCACATTTACTACGTGGCACCTCAGGGTGAAGACAGACCTTATCCTGCTTGCGGCGCAAGTTTTGACAAGCCATGGCAAAGTATTCGTTATGCATGTGAGCAGGTTGAAAAAGGGCCAAGAAATCCACATGCACAACATCTGTTAGAACTTAATAGAGCGTTTATTCAGAAAGAAATTTCAGCATGGATTAGATATCAAATTACTAACGTTATTGCTCCATTCACAGGGTCGTTTGATTATGATGAATACAAATGTGAAAGAGACGTTGGATTTATTGTAGATAGACTTATATGGGATCTAGGTCATGGCGGTAATCTAAAAATGAGAGCTGCTGCTTTTAGCTTACTAGGAGCTTTTGGCGAGTCGGGAGAGTTCAGTGCTGCTGAAGAAGTTGAAACTTATACAACATTAGCTGCTGAATCCGACGAAGGAATTGCTGCCTACAACTATATGAAAGAGGTAGTGACAGCAGTTCTTAACAACGAAGCACCAACAGTAGTCTATCAAACCGTAGCACTAGATTCAACAGCGGTTGTAGCGCAGTATATTAATACAGATTATACATCTGAAGCTAGTGTTACAGACACCGCAGACGAATTAATTGACATTGTTATTACAGCACTGACGGATTTAGATACCAGTAATTTACCAGCACGTAGAGTTCCAAACAATACAATTTTTGTAAAAACTGGAGAGTATAGAGAAACATTACCAATTATTGTGCCTGCTGAAACGGCTCTTGTCGGTGACGAAGTTAGATCTGTAAACGCCGGTCCTTCAACAAGCTTGATCAGTCGAGACGATGCTTATTATAGCATTATGTCGTTGTCTAGAATGCAAACTGTTGTAGGTCAAATTATTCAAGGACAAAATGTAACAGAGTCAACAGGTAATACTGCCACACAAGACATTGCTTTTCCTTATGCAAGCTCGGTTGAAGAAACAAAAGTAAAGCAATTGGTCAGAATGATTGGACATCAAATTGATTTTAAAATTGGAACTAATCATCTATCATCATTTACAGAACCAACTGGCTACAACACATCGTTCTTATCAGGCTACGGCGATGCTAGAAAGCTTTTGATAGAAAATAAAGAATTTATGAAAGCAGAAATTACAGCTTTCATAGATACGAATTATACAGATGTTTATTACAGTAGAACAAAATGTAAAAGAGATGTGGGATTTGTTGTTGATGCTGTATGCTATGATCTCATGTACGGAGGTAAAAGAGAAACTCTTGTAGCTGCTCTTGCTTACTTTGACGGAGATAATAGCACTTCATTAATGATCGATAGTACAGAAGTAGCTGCTACGGCAGCAGCATTTAATAGATTAAAATCTATAATGCAAGATATTGCTACGAACACGTTAGTGGTTAAATCGACAGGTAATGATGCCACTCAATGGAGAGATTCGACTAACTTACCCGGTGGCGCTGCCGCTGTTACCGATATTGGCACATTGGTTGACATTGTAATAAATGTGGTGCAAGGTGACTCAACCGAAGGTAATACACCTCAAATCAATATCACTCAAATCGCTACTAACGACACATTTACATCAAATAGTCACGGAATGGCCGTTGGCGATGCTGTTATTCCTAGAACCACAGCCAACGGATTTACCAACGGTGTAAAATATTGGGTATCTTCAGTTACTACAAATGCATTTACATTGGCAGCTAGTTACGGCGGTGCAACATTAGCTACATTTACTAACGGTTCGGGACTAGATCTCGACTTCGAAGTAATAGATTACCCAACTGCAACCAATGGTGTAACATCAACAACTGCGTTGATTACCGCGGCACAGACATTAGATGCTGCACAAGAAACTATTGTATCTAGCGTAACATCGTTTATTACTACAAATTATCCTACACTGGTTTACAATTCAACAAAGTGTGAAAGAGATGTGAGATTAATTTTAGAAGCTGTAATGTTTGACTTTATGTTTAACAGTAATGTTCAAACTAGAACTGCGGCCTATTCATATCTACGCTCCAGTGCTAGCGATGTATTTGATGGAAACCAAAAAACAGCTACTAGAGCAGCCTTTACTCAAGCTAAGACTCTAGCCAAGGCCAATGTAGGCGGCGATACTGATGCGCAAACAAGAATAGAAGCTTTAATGACTATGTTAGACGACATAGTCTTTGGTGCTACTTTTGACGGCTCTATCTGCCAGACCAATGATAGATCTGCAGACTGGGCAAGATTGCAATTAGAGCGCAACCGAGATTATATTGTTGCTGAAATGAATGCTTATATTTCAAGTACATTTACAGCCACAATTACTTCAGCGGCAGCAGCCACAGATACATTTACATGTTCTGATACTAGCTGGATGAAGAGAAATGCTGCTATAAGATTTACTGGAACTACGCTTGGCGGAGTTTTAACAGATACAACTTATTATATTCAAAATGTTGTAAGCAGCACGGCCTTTAAGATTGCCACAACAAGGGATGCTGCGACCGCTTATGATATTATGTCAGGCGGTTCTGGATCATTTACAGTAAGTTTATATTATACAAGCAGCGAATGTGAGAGAGATGTTCACAGGTATATTGATGCGCTAAAATTTGATCTACAGTACACTGGAAATTATAAATCAAGAATGGCAGCTAGATATTACGCCAACGGTGTTACAGGAAGCTTAGAAGAAGATATGTTCTATCTACGTAACGGTACCGGTGTGCGCAACATGACATTAGACGGATTAAGAGGCGACTTATTGGCAAATAATGCCTACGGCACACGCAGAGTTTCTGCAGGTGCTTATTGCTCACTTGATCCAGGATGGGGCCCAGATGATTTCCGAACATGGATCATAGGACGTTCTCCTTATGTACAGAACGTAGCAACATTTGGTTATGCTGCTGTGGGTCAAAAGATTGACGGTGCTCTGCATAATGGAGGTAACGATTCTATCGTTTCTAACGACTTTACGCAGATCATCAGCGACGGTATTGGAGCATGGGTAACCAATAATGGTAGAGCGGAACTTGTTTCTGTGTTCTCATACTATGCTCACATTGGTTATCTAGCAGAAAACGGCGGACGTATACGTGGAACCAACGGTAATAACTCCTACGGAGATTTTGGTTCAGTTGCAGAGGGATTTGATTCTACCGAAACACCAATTACTTGTTTAGTTGATAACCAGGCATATTCGGCAACAGTTGGTTCAGTATTAACTGATAATATCGATTACATATGGCAATACGAATATGATAATGCAGGTAGTGATTACACTGAAATTTCTTGGTCTGTAGCAGGCGGCGGCACCGGAGCCGAAGTAGAACACGATGACTTTAGAGACGGTGGTGTGTTCCAAGTACGATTAATAGATAACGTTGACGACAGCGCAACAGCTCCGGAAGTTGACGGCAATTTTGGTGGTTTTGGATACATTTCAAATTCAAGTACAGCCCAAGCTGGTACAACTACACAGATCACATTAGCTGCTGTTGATGATGAAATTTCTAGTGCCTATGTAGGCATGAAGATTATACTCACAGGAGGAACAGGTGCAGGACAGTTTGGTATTGTAGCCACTTACAATGCAGGTACAAAGATTGCTACAGTGGTAACAGAAAGCACCGGACTTGCTGGTTGGGATCACATCGTTCCTGGTACAACTATCGTTGCTCCAGACGCAGCAACAACCTATATAGTTGAACCTAGAATTACATTTACAGCTCCAACTTATAGTTCAACTGCTAGAACATTAGCTACGGCACAAACATATAGCGATGCACTTTATGCACCTACTTTTGCTGTGTACAGTTCTGTATCAGGCACAACTAGCGGCAGCGGAATCAATGCTGCATTCTTAGTAGTAAGAAAAGGAATCAAATATGCAGACATTGACATTGTTAATGCAGGTACTGGATATGCTAGATTAGATACTATCACTCTTCTTGGATCTAGCTTAGGCGGTACAACAACCAATAATGTAACCATAACAATTACTGCGGTTAACAGCACAACCGGAGCTATACAGGCTATCGAATTTACTGGTGTTGGTACCGGCGGAAACTTTGTAGCTGTTTCAAGCGGTTCACGAAATGTAAATACCAGTGTAGACGGAACAACATGGACAGCTAATACCCTAGCATTGCCTAGCACATCAAATTGGGTTTCGCTAGCTGCTGGTAAACTGACTGTAGTTGAAACTGCTGGTTCGTTTGTAATTGGTCGTGCTTACGTTATTACTTCATTGGGTAACACTCTGTTTACTACTATTGGTGCTGGTGCTAATTTAGTAGGTACATATTTTGTAGCTACAGGCGCAGGATCCGGTACAGGAACTGCTACTCCCGTAGCTAATCATCTTGTATGCGTTTCAAGTTCAACTACTGTAAACGCTTACTCAACCGACGGTGGAGTAACTTGGACTTCAGGTGGCAGCTTGCCCGCAGGACTAAGCGGTACTTCTGTAGGTGTTGCCTATGGTAGAGTAAACAATACCGGCCGCTGGATAGCACTTGGATCTAACGGCTCTACAGCCTACTCCGATAACGGTGGCATTACATGGAATGCTGGGGGTAGTTTAGGTGCAGGTACTTGGAGCTCTATAGCTTACGGACAAGGAGTTTGGATCGCTATTGTAACAGGCGGTACAACAACAAGAGTGTCTACAGATGGCGGTATTACTTGGTCAGCAGGCGGAGCCCTGCCAGCTAGCTCAACATGGGTAAGCATTACCTATGGTGCTAATAAATTTGTTGCAGTCAGCTCTAGCGGCGCAGTAAATCCAGCATTTACAGTTAATGCAGGCACCACATGGAGCAGCACTGGTGTATCTGGATACATAGGATCAGGAACTACAACAACAGTACACTACGGTCAAGGTATGTTTGTTGTTACGCAATCAAGTAGTAACAACATGAGCACTTCTCAGGACGGGCTAGTATGGACCACTAGGGCCATAACAAGAGCTAGCGGAACAGGTGCGCTAAGTGCGGTTAACGGCAACCCAACTCAGTCAAATATTTGGGCTATTATTCCGTCAGCTAGTACAACAGCGGCCAGCAGCGCCATTATAGGCGCAACAGCCAAGGCTAGATGTTATGTTTCGGATAATAAGATTTTTGCAGTTAGGGTAACAGATCCTGGATCATCATACTCTTCAGCACCAACAATGACCATTACCGATCCAAACAATCTATTTGAAGCACCGTTCACTGTAAGAACCAGCAACGGAGTATGTGCTCAACCAAACTTTATAGATAGAGGTTTAGGCTACGACGCTGCTACAGCAACTATAGATACCGGCGACGGCTTTGCAGATAACTTCCAAAGCGGCAAATTTATAGGTGTTAAGAGACTAACAGGCACTTTAAGTGCAGGAGCTAACGTAGTGTTTGCTTCAATGCCAGATACTGTTTATAAATTGGTGCAGGTATTATCACCTACAGGTACTGTTGACGGTGCTAGAGGTGCGTTCTTGCAGATAAGTCCAGATATGACAGTTTTCAGTTCACCGTCACATGCCACCGGTGTTACAACAAGAATTCGTTACAGCCAGGTAAGATTAACAGGTCACGATTTCTTAGATATTGGAACTGGCAATAAGGACGAAACTAATTATCCAGGAACTCCAACTCAAGTACCAATTCCTGCAAACGAAACTGTTGATAATAATGGAGGTAGATGCTTCTATACATCAACAGACCAGGATGGTAACTTTAGAGTAGGAGCTTTGTTCGCTATTGAACAAAGTACGGGTATTGCTACTTTAAATGCTGATGCATTTAACATTGCTGGACTAGCAGAACTTTCGTTGGGTAATATTACACTTGGCGGAAATTCAGCAACAATTACGGAATTTTCAACAGATCCATTCTTAACAGCCAACTCTGACAACGTAGTACCTACACAGAAGGCAATCAAGTCTTATATTGCCGCCCAAATTGGTGGTGGCGGCGCAAGTTTGAACGTAAATAGCATCGTAGCTGGCTTTATTTCCATAGCTGGAACGACTATTTCTACAACAACAGGCGGCACAATACAAATGAAAGCTAACTTTAACTTTAGAGCAGGTGTAAGAGGTTATCCTTTAGCTTGGAATTACTTTTTACTGACTTAAGGTTAAATATACAAAGGAGAATTATTTTATGGCAACGGGAAGACTAGGTGTTGCAGATTTAGCAGCAACAACAAATACAACAGTTTACGAATGTCCTGCAGACACCTTCAGTGTTGTTACATTGAGCGTTTGCAACAGGTCAACATCGAACATTACGGTTCGTGTGGCAGTGGCCGCAGCAGCTACTCCATTGAACTCAGAATTCATCGAGTTTGACAGCCAGATCACTGCCAACGGTGTTTTAGAACGAACTGGTATAGTGATGGACAGAACATTAGGCAGATTTTTGGTCGTAAGATCAAGCGCAGCTAACGTTAGCGCAGTTGCCTATGGTATTGAAACATCAACACTATAAGGAAACACAACAATGGGCAGACAATCAAGAATAGGTATTACTTCGAACGGACCGAACCCAACCCAACTTTCTGGGCCTACGGCTTCTCGACCAACATTGGCCGCTGCTCAAGCAGGTGTTACATATTACAACACAGATGTGAATCAAATGGAAGTTTGGTCGGGCAGCTATTGGCACATTCTTTACGGATATCCAAACGTTACAGTAAGCACCTCTCAAACTATGGGTTCTAATCACACATACTTTGTCAATACGTCTGGAGGTGCAGTTACATTAACGTTGCCTCTAACTCCTAGACAGGGAGACAGAATTGCAATTTATGATTTAGCAGGAACATTTGGCACTAATAACTTAACTATCGGTAATAACGGTCATAGAATACAAAGACAACTAGATACTATGACAGTAAGTACTAATGGTGCAGCATTTGCGTTAATTTATTTTGATGTGACAAGAGGCTGGTTACTAGAAGTAATTTAAGGATTAACTAACAATGCCATTTAACTATCAAACACTTAAAAATTACACAACAGATTCTGTAGTAGATAACACTATTTCTGCAGGTAAATTTGCCACAAATACTGTAAACGGAGACAGGTTACAGTTAGGCAGCGTTACCGAAGCGAAAATAGCCAACTCTGCGATTAACTTAGGTGGAACAATAGTTACAGGAACTTTACCAGCCAGTAGAGGCGGATTAGGTGTTGCTGGATTTTCTGGTGCAGGAAGAGCACTTCAAAGCGACGGATCAGCATTAAGTCAACAGTTACATGGTATTGCCAGCATTAACGTTTATACAAGTAATAACACGTGGACTAGACCAGCAGGCGTCAAATATGTCAAAGTTCAAGTAAACGGAGCCGGCGGCGGAGGCGGCGGCCACGGAGAAGGTGGTGCTGCTGGTGGATATGCAGAATTATTTTTAAATGTGACTGGTATTTCTTCTGTTGGTATTACTGTAGGCACAGGCGGTGGTGGTACTTACTATTCCGGTGCTGCTGGTAACGGAAACGCCTCCAGCTTTGGGCCTTACGTAAGCGCCAGCGGCGGCCATGGTGCTAATCGTCAAAATCAACATAGCGGCGGTGTAAGTGGCGTGGGTTCCGGCGGCAATTTAAATATTCATACTGGCGGCGGTTATAGTCACCATGCTAGAGACAGCTCGTCGGTAGCCGAAAGTTTCTTTGGTGGAGGTACTGCTAGCAACTATCCTAATGGGGGACAGTTTGGTCATAATCACAATGATTATTCTGCTTTAGGAGCCGGCGGCGGTGGAGCACACTTCCATAGCTATAGAGGAACTGATGGTCGCCCGGGGATTATAATTGTTACTAACTATTATTAAGAGAATAAAATATGCCTTTTGATTATCAATCACTTAAAAATTTAGTAACAGGTTCGTTCGTAGCCAATACAATAACTGGATCAGATCTAGCTGTTGATTCTATAACCAGTACGAACTTGTTAGATGCAAGCATTACTGCAAACGAATTAGGAACTGCATCTGTAAATTTAGCTGGATCAAAAGTAACAGGCTCTATCTCGGCAGCGGCTGGCGGAACAGGATTAAGTTCTTTTGCAGGTGCTGATCTTATTTTAGGTGTCAACGATGCCAATAACGGTTATACTTTTAGAAGCACTGGTATTAGAAGTATGCAGGTATATACCAGCGCCGGCTCATTTACATGGTCAAGACCTTCGGGTGTACGATTTGTTCATGTTATAGTAGTAGGTGGAGGTGGTGGCGGTTCAGGCCACGGAGAAAGTGGTGCAGCCGGCGGCTACTCAGAAAGAATCATCGATGTAACCAGCACTTCAAGCGTTACAGTTACAATAGCAGGCGGTGGTGGCGGCACTTACTATTCTGGTCCAGGAGGCGACGGCGGAACCTCCAGCTTTGGCGGTTTTATGAGTGCCAGCGGCGGACACGGAGCCAACAGACATAATCAGCATAATGGCGGTTTAAGTGGTGTGGGTTCCGGTGGCGATCTTAATATGCGTCAAGGCAGCGGCGGCGGCCACGAACAAAGATCAACAGGCATGGGCGGATCAACATATTTTGGAGGTGCGGCACCGGCAGGACACCCAAATGGAGGCAATTTCGCTCACAACCATCAAGGGCACTCCGCACCGGGCACCGGTGGAACATCGGGATACTTTAATAGTAATAGGGGATCTGACGGCCGCCCAGGAATAGTTGTTGTATATGAATATTTCTAATAGCGAGAATTAAAAATGCCGTTCAATTATCAAACATTAAAAAATTTACCAGACGCTGCCATTACAAATGCAACTTTGGTAAATGCCAATTTAGCAAGTAGAACAGTTCCAACTGCTGACATAGCTAATCTTGCTGTTTCAAGTACAAAATTTTCCACAGGATCAGTTAACCTAACATCTACAGTAACAACAGGTTCTGTGGGTGTGGCTCAAGGAGGTACCGGATTAACATCAGTTGGTGCGGCCAATACAGTTTTAATTACTAATTCTTCTAATAACGCATTAGAATACAGAGCCATAGGTTTTAGCGGTATGCAGGTATTTACAAGTGCAGGAACATCCACTTGGAGTCGTCCAAGCGGAGTAAGATTTATTAGAGTAAAATTGGTGGCTGGAGGTGGCGGTGGATCTGGTCACGGGGAAAGCGGTGGCGCAGGCGGCTACTCAGAAAGAATTATTGATGTAACTGGTACTTCAAGCGTTACTGTTACCGTTGGTAGTGGAGGCGGCGGAACTTGGTACGCTGGTGCAGGTGGTGACGGAACTACAACAAGCTTTGGCGGGTTCTGTAGCGCCGGAGGCGGTCACGGAGCCAATCGACAGGCGCAACATTGCGGCGGTGTAAGTGGCACTGGATCCGGCGGTAATCTTAATTTATATCAAGGTAGCGGCGGCGATCACCATCATAGCTTTGGTATGGGTGGTGCCACACACTTTGGAGGCGCTGCACCCAGCGGTCACCCACAAGGCGGCAACTTCACACATAACCATCAAGGACATGCAGCACCAGGCACTGGCGGTACAGGTGGTTATTTTCACAGCAATAGAGGATCAGACGGTCGTCCTGGAATAGTTGTTGTAGAAGAATTTAAATAAGTTTGAGGAAGAAAAATGAAAAAAGCATTAGTGGTATATCAAGGATATGTTCAACAAGTAGTTGATCCAGGTGAAGATTTTCAAATTTACGAAGGTCCAGATGCTACTATAGCATGGGTAGATGCACCTGATAACATTCAAAGAGAATGGACCCTAGAATGGAGTCCGTCCAAAGGCGAAATGGTATGGGTAGAAAGAGATGCTCCTTATACAGATAATCGTGTGGCTAGAAAGGTAGCCTACGGAAAAATTGAAGAGCAGTTAGACTTAATCTATCATGATATTAGGCAAAAAGGACAACTAGACACTTCCGGTGATTGGTTCCAACACATCCAAACAATTAAAACACTGATTGAAAAGCCAGCTCCAGAACCTGATCCTGTGGTCTTTACCGAAGAATACCTACAAAGAGAAGCTCTTACTTCAGAACCTTCAGTAGATAAACCTTGCCGACCATCAACTATGGCAATGCCAGCATGGGTTAGATATCCCGGTTGGAAAGGTTACAAAGCTTAAACTAACAAGTAAAAATCTTATAAACACCCTATTTTAGGATAGGGTGTTTTTTTACGAATTAAATATCGGTATGATTGATTACTGGTTTCCAATAGGTGTCTATACATCTAATTACAGTCAAAAAGATGTATTAAAACAAGAACTATCAAATTTAATTTCTCCAAACGTTGCCGTAGCAGACAGATGCGACATCTGGCCTTATTGGCACAAGCAACATCTAACAAACTTTGTAGATATATTGAAAATAAAATCACAAACAGTTACTGATTTTTTACATTGGGTTGAACAAGAAACCACTATTTTTTCTAGACAATTTAATAGCAAATTAAATTATAAAATTAGTCAAGGTTGGATGAATACATACTATAGAGAAGATTTTCAAGAACCGCATATCCATACGGGATTTGATTTTAGTGCAATTTATTATGTTAAAGTACCAGAATACAGTGGTAAACTAGTATTTGAAAATCCTCTGCTATATCACGAAATGCGACCTATAAAAACATCTATAGAAACGACCTTAAATCAAACTTCAGCGGTGTATACCCCAATAGAGGGTCAGCTCATAATATTTAGAAGTAATATTAGACATGGAGTTTATCCACATAAAAACGACGAGCCTAGGGTGTCTATGGCGTTTAATCTTACGGAAAATATATAAACGTAAAAAACTGACACTAAATAATCTGCTAAGGAAATAATATATGCATATAAAGACAGTTACAATTGTAGGCGGCGGTTCTTCAGGCTGGATGACAGCAGCGGCCTTATCTAAATTATGCCCTCACCTCGAAGTTACATTAATTGAATCATCGATTGTTAAAACTATAGGTGTAGGCGAAAGCACATTGGGGCATATTAATAAGTTTTTACATATTCTAGATTTGAAAGATGAAGATTGGATGGCAGCTTGTAACGCTACCTATAAAAATAGTATAAGATTTACAAATTTTAGGGTAGGCCAAGGTGAATCATTTGAATATCCGTTTGGGCCAGGTTTTGATTTCACAGATAAGCCAAATGGTTTACAAACGTGGAATGATTTAGCTGCCATGTTTCCGGAAGAATATGGTCCAGAAAGTTTTGCAGAATTTTTTTGTACTGGGAACACAATGCTGGCCAAGTACAATCGACAAACACGAGACGAACACGGAGTCTTACGCAATTATAAATTTAGATATGATACAGCATATCACCTGGACGCAACATTGTTTGGACAATATTTAAAAGATAAAATTGCAATTCCAAACGGTGTTAAACATTTAAAGGGCGATGTTCATAGTTTTAAAAAAGATCACTTAGGAAGACTGACTCAGATTCTTACAGAAGACGGCACCGAATTAAAATCCGATCTATGGATAGATTGTACAGGATTTAAATCGATTCTATTAGAACAATGGATGGGTTCACAATTTGTTCCTTTTAAAGACCAACTAGCCAACGATATGGCTTGGGCCTGCCGCATACCTTATGTAGACAGAGAAAATGAAATGCATAATGTCACCGATTGTCATGCTTTAGGCAACGGATGGGTATGGAATATTCCTTTATGGAACAGAATTGGTACTGGATATGTATTTTCTAGCAGATTTACCACCCCAGAAGATGCGCAAAAAGAGTTTAGAAACCACTTAGCCAAGTCTGATAAAAAACGTGCAGAAGAAGCTGAAATGTTTTTAGTTAAAATAGCACACGGCAAAAGACGCAGAGCGTGGGTTGAAAATGTGGTAGGTGTTGGTTTAAGTTACGGATTTGTTGAACCTTTAGAATCTACAGGACTTCTGACCACACATGAAAATATTATTAAATTGGTGGAAATTTTAAATCGTAGAAACGGTTTTGTCTCAAGAATAGAAAAAGATGGATTCAATTTAGCAGTAGACAAAGAAGTAACTGGATTCAGAGATTTTGTAGCCATGCATTATGCATTTAGTCAACGAACGGATACTCCGTATTGGCGTTGGTGTACACAAATTAATGAATATTCTCCGGACATGATAAATGACTTTTTAGTTACTCATGGCGGATTCGCTAATCTAATAGGAAATGTTACATCCAATCAAGTATACCCTCCCGATGCACAGGGCGCGGCTTATATTGCAGCAGGTCAAGGCCTAAGGCCTATGGCTACTAAGTCTTTAGTTTATTACAAGGATTGGACTGGTTTGAAAACCCAAGAAATTAATATTGCACGTAGAAGTTATGAACAGTATAGAGATTTTGTTATTGATTATGTAAAGAGTTGTCCAAGCCACTATCAATTCCTTAAAGACAATATTTACGGCGGCAAAGATGAGTTCTCTCTGTAAAAAATTGTTTAGTAGATTTTACAAAAAGAAATCTTGGATAAGATTTTATTCCATGGAACCTGGGGTATCGTCACTATTTCCAATTTATCCGTCTAAACAACTTACAAGAAAATATAGATCATGGCCTCAAGATCCAAATGTAATGTCTACTAAAAATTGTCCTGGCATTCTTAAATTAACATCATCAGGTTATATTGTTCCTGCACCTGCAGATTTTGTCATAAAAGTAGACAACATGGGTATATCATATGATTGGCGAGAACCTTGGAGGTTCAAAACAGGACCAGAATATCCACCGGACGTGGCTAGGTATGTGTCAGCCGTACACGGCCCCAATCAAACTACTTGCCTATTAGATGACCCTGACGAAGTGTTGAGTTCAATTGTAAAAATTGAAACACCGTGGCGTGTAGAGGCTTCCGACGATATTGTATTTTTAATCCTGCCCGTACATTATAACAATGAAAATAGATTTTTTTCAGCTACAGGTATATTAGATAGTAGATATGGTTACAACCTTAACGTACAATTATTTTGGAATAGCCGAAAAGGGGAAACATTAGTTAAAGCAGGAACACCGCTGTGCCACTTGATTCCTATAAGTAGAGATTATTTGTCTATTTCAAATTTTGATGTAACGATCGATGAAGCAACTAGCGAAGATTGGGTTAGAGAAAGAGCATGGGTATATGCTTCAAACTGTGTCATATTGAAGACTGACTCTTTATCCTCAAGGTTAAATAGATTGTCAAAAATCCTGAAAGCATATTCAAAAAGGAAATAATTATGGAATATAAACAAAAATTATTGGATAAAATAGCTGCTGTAGAAGTGCAAAAAAATAAAACCGTTGAAGAGTTAGATCAATTAGAAAAAGAATTTCAAAATGTAAAATTAAATCCGTACGGCATTACTTCTATAGACTTTTCAAAACGACAGGAACTTTCTGCAGATCTATTAAAAATGGAAGGATGTCTAATGGGATTAACATTAGCTGTAGAAACCTATGACGAATTTGGTAACAAACCAAACTGATCAATGCGGTATTAATTTATTTGGTGCTTCGTTATGGAAATTCTATTATAAGTTTGATTGGACTTTATTAGAAAATAAAGCTAATATTCTATTCAATTCTGTTGATAAAAATAGCTTTCTAGAAAAAGGAGCTGCATGGTCAACAGTTAGTGCCAACAAAATTAACCAACCTCACTTATGGCCAGAACTAGCACACTTTATAGAGTGGGTTAAAATTACTGTATCCGGTATCTCAAAAGATTTAAACTTTCAAACTGACCGTTGTAACATAATAAATTCTTGGATCAATAAACACGATAAATTTGGAGAAACTCTGGAACATAACCACAACAATGTTACTTTTGTTGTTTCTTGCTATCTTCAATGTCCAGAGAATTCTGGTAATATTGTATTTAAAGATCCCTTAGAATATCATAAAGCACATTGGCCTATTTTTCCAGAAGAACATCTTTATCAAGAAATTAAAGTAGCGACAAATGATGTTTTAATTTTCCCAGGTTACTTAAAACATTATGTGCGACCTAATTTGAGCGATCAATCTAGGTATGTATTGACTTTAAACATATCATGATAACATTCAAACGCTGTTATCCAGATGCAAATAATTTCAATCAAATTATTAAGTTAAAAAAAATACATGATTGGAAATTTGAATACGTAGAATTAGGACAAGGCATAGGTTATTGGATCGTTGAAGACCCCTTTGAAGATGATGGATTTGATCATTTTAAAAATATTATAAATTGCTTTCCTATACAAAAGAACAATAGTTTAAATAGTTCAACACAACCAAACCCTTTCGATACCATCCATGTTCCAGAATGGGTACACAAAGATTTGTGTTTACTCGTTAGAGATTTTTATATTAAACATTGTACCATTAATATAGTGGATCCCCAAGTACACGAATGGGGTAATGTATATTTTAAAAATTTAATTAGGCCTATAAGTTGTTGGAGAATTCCGCATATCGACTACGAATACGGTATGGTTGCTAATTTGTGGTTCACTAATCATAAGCTTGAAGATAGCTGTACAAAATTGTATAAGTATCACGGAGTAATAAAAGATTTGAGGTATGATTTTCAAATTGATACGACTCATAAAATGCATCAAGAATGGAAATATATAGCAGAAAATCCAAAGAAAAATGAAGGTTGGTTTAACGCTGATGATAACGAATTAAAAAGATGGGGATTTGAGTATGTAGGAAGTGCTCCTACTAGAGAAAAAACATTGACCATGTATAACGCTAATGTTTGCCATACGCCCTTTATTTCAGATGATGTTGAATTTAGATGGAGCCATACTTTTGCATTTTCTCATCTAACAGAAATAAACTTTAAAATTTCGGATATATTTAAAATATGAGATACGATTTATATTTTCCAACACCTGTATGGTGGGAAGACACTCAAGATATTGAGATTGAACCTATACTAAAGTTATGTTATCAACTCAAAGAACAAAATCCTGCAGGTAGAAAACTGAGTAATCAGGGAGGGTGGCAGTCAAATGATTTTGAAGCAGGCACTTATTCTGAATTAAAATCTCTTGAAGAAAAGATAATGAACCAAGCTTCTAATTGTGTTAGAGATTATGGTTACGATGAAAGCGAATGCCTATTAGGTATAGGTAATCTGTGGGTAAACTTTAACGGATTGAATAACACAAATAGTGTTCATATTCATGATAATGCATTTGTTTCAGGAGTTTTTTATGTAAAAGCTAAACCGGGGCAAGGCTCTATTAATTTATACAAATGTTACTCTCAAGATTATATTGTATCGTCTCAGGCTAGAGTTGCTAATTATACTCCTATAAGTGCTTCTGCTATTTCGTATCAGCCCCAGACAGGTAAATTAATTATGTTCCCCGGTTATCTACCGCATGGAGTTGAAAGAAATGAATTAAATGAAGATAGGATTTCAATTTCGTTTAATGTAAAGCTAATGAGGAAAATAGATGGACTTTATTGGTCAAAGAATTTTAAATGAAACTGATCTGTTAAAAAATGATCAGCCACATTTTTTCAAAGGTTTATTAGAAAATCCTAATTTGGTTGTGTCTTGGAAAGATATTGAAAGTTGTATTAACCGCCCAGAAATTTTTAACTTTGAATTAATTGATAAAGAATCTAATATGAAGATCGATATTCCTCAGTATAATAAAACATGGATCTGGGATCACTTAGTTCAAGATAAATCTTTTATATTTGATAAAATTAACAGAGGTAACGGGCTAGTAATAATGAACTATGCTTCCTACAACGAAACTACTAATCGACTAGTACAAATATTTGAAAAACTTTTTGATGTAAATTCTGCTCTGCACGTATACTGCGGTTTAGAAGGATCGGCATCATTTCCTATCCATGATGATTATCCTGTTAACTTTATTATACAGGTAGAAGGAAAGACACGTTGGAAAGTTTTTAAAAACAGAATTTCAAGCTTGTTCAAAATAGGCACGTTAAATAATTTGCGACAAGATAAGCACATAAACGAAAACGATCTTGAAGTGGCCATAGATGTGGAATTACAACCTGGCGACGGACTTTACATTCCTTCTAGATGTTATCATGTTGCTTACCCAAATGAAAAAAGAATAAGTCTTAGTATACCCTGCTGGACCAAATATCCAAGCGATCCAATTTATAAAAGTTCAGACAGAACTTGGTATAAAATAAAGAATACATAAGGATATATTTCATGTTTAAACCAATCGAAATAGATAATGTAATTGAATTAGAATACCAAAATGAATTGTATAATACAGTAACGAATATCGATTTTCCTTGGCATTTTATGGAGGATACTACACATGAAAAGGCAGGAAATTCATTATCAACCACACCAGCATTTGGAAATTTAATTTATCATCCGGGCAATAAAGAAAACCCATATTCTAAATTATTTGTACCTCTTATAGATTCTATTACTACTAAATGTAAAATGCAGTTAGTCAGTGTTCATAGAGTTCGACTGGGCTTTTTGTTAAACACCAAGTACGCATATGCCGGATCTCCATATCAGCATAACACAATACATAGAGACATGGAAACTCCACATTTTACTGCCGTTTATTACCTTAATGATTGTGATGGTCCAACAGTTATTTTTAGAGAAACGGAACCGGCCGAAAAATATTATCCCTTACATAAATCAGAACCAAAAAAAGGTAAAGTAGTTGTATTTGATGGTTTACATTTTCATTCAAGTACTTGTCCTAAAGTTTTTAATAAAAGAATAGCGTGTACAATTAATTTTTCAGCCAACGTATTATGAAAGAATTAATAGAAAAATTATTACAAGAGGAACATAATAGTCGTGTCTTAATTAACAGACACAACTTAAAGAATAGATTTTTGCATCCTTACTTTCCAACGATTATAATAGATAATTTTTTTGAAAGTCCTGACATAGTTAGATGGTGGGCCCTACAACAAGATTTTTATAAAGGTGATAGAGGAAGTTGGCCTGGAATTCGTACAGAGTTGTTACACCAATCAAATAAAGAGTTGTATCACACAATTATTAGAAAGCTCTACGATGTTGTAAAAGATTACGGTGTTAACGAAATTTATGACATGCAAACAGGATTTCAACTTATAGACAAATCTTGGGGTACCGGGTGGGTTCATGACGATGATCCAAAATTACATATAGCAGGACTAATATATCTTTCGCCTGATGCTCCTTTAGAATCTGGGACAACATTATATCAAGATAACATCGATTTTAATGGAGAAAAATATACTAAGTTGTTTATGGAAGATGTATTTTCAAACGAAGATGAAAGAGAAAAATTTGTAAAGTACAGAACAGAACAAAGAGCCCATTTTACACCAACCATACATATTAAAAATGTTTATAACAGATGTATAATTTTTGATACTAGAAATTGGCATAGTGCAGATAACTTTTTTGGTTCCACTAAAGAAGATACAAGATTAACAAATGTATTTTTCTTTAAGGTAAGATAAATGATTAATAAACAAACCGTACAACATTTAAAAATAGTTGACAATTTTTTAGAATCTCCAGGACTTTGGAGAGCGTTTGCTTTAGATCAAGAATATGCAAAAGATCAATCAGGTTACCCTGGCAAAAAAACTAAACCTTTAGATGATATAAATGATAAACTGTTTCATACGTTAGCAGGAAAAATTATTAAACATACTAACGGCAAAGAAGGATTTCAGAGATTAAAAATACAATTTACGTATTCAACAGCTGAAGAATTTAAAGAAAATAATCATCAAGATGAACCCTTCTATAATGTAGCCGGAGTAATATATCTTAACGAAAACGCACCCTTAAACACAGGTACTCAATTTTTAGATTTAGACAAACAGGGAAATTTAATAGAAACTTTAGTAATTGAAAATATGTATAATAGAATGATTATATTTGATCCAAAGAAATGGCACGCTATGAAGGGTAGCTTTGGAAAAGACATTATGACAGGTCGATTGACTATAACATTTTTTGGGATAGCCGTATGAACGAAAATATTTTTGAAATAGAAGATATTATTCCCAAAGATTATCAAAATTACATTGAAGAAGTAATGACGGGTTTTAACTTTCCTTGGTACTTCAATAGAAACTTAGTTAGCCCAGATACAGATTTTTTAAACAGAAAAGACAATCATCAGGGATTCAATCATTTCTTTTTTGAGGAAGGTAAGCCTTCAACACATTTTGATCTTTTGTATCCTTTAGTATTAAGCATTACAAGTCATAATGCAGTAAAAGCTAATAAATTAATTAGAATGAGAGCAAATCTAACTCTACAAAATCAAGATATGTCGTTAACTCATCATATGCCTCATATTGACTCATATTATCCTCACTGGGTAGCAATATATTATGTAAATGATAGCGACGGCGATACATTCATTTTTAACGAAAAAAATATAAATTATGACAGCGGCGATTTTGATATACAGAAAATTAAAGAAAGCAATTTTTCAATCAAACGTAGAATTACTCCTAAAAAAGGCAAAGTAGTAATCTTTGAAGGCAGTCATTATCACACATCGTCCTGGCCAAATAATAGTAAATTTAGAACCGTGATCAATATAAATTTACAAAACGTTAATATTCCTCACCTATGAATGACTACGTAATTTATCAATCAAGTTATATTCAAGAAAATGTAGTGCCTATAATAGATCATATTCAACAGGCACACGAGTCCTTTGAAAGAATATTCCCTGGTCGCGATTCAACGTGGACATATAACAAATATAATATTTTTACTCTAGCTGCACCTTCAACTTATTTTTTCTACATTTACAAAGAGCTAAGAAATCTTATAGTTAAACATTTAGGTACTGATAATGAAATATGGTTGCAAGCATGGATTAATTATATGGACTACAATCAAATTGATAGATTAGATTGGCATAATCACGATTTTAATTATCACGGATATATATGTATAGATCCAAAAAATACTACCACAGACTTTACAGAATACAAAATTGAAAATAAAATTGGACAGATTTATTTTGGTCCAGGATATAGAAAACATAAAGTTATAGCTAACGAAAATTATGAAGGAACTAGAATAACCATTGGTTTTGACCTAGTTATAAATCCTAGTTCAAAATACGTAAAATATGTAGACCAACCTTGGAATGATATGTCATTTATACCATTAATATGAAAAAAGATTATATTGTAATTGAAAAAGCCTTATCAGATGAATTGTGCAAGTTTTGCGCAATACAGTACGAAATACAGGAATCCTGTTGTGCTGTTTTATTTCCTAACATAAGTATGGCTGATATTTCTCCTAACTCATTTGCTAGATATTCGCCATTATGTTTTGAAGCTTTATCTATGTATTTGAAACCCTTAATAGAAAAAGAAGTAGGAGAAGAGCTTTACCCTGTTTATTCTTATGCAAGAATTTACTATAAAAATAGTGTACTAGAGCCTCATATTGATAGAATAAGCAGTGAAATTAGTGTTAGTATATGTATTGAAAAGGACGATGAAAATTGGCCTTTATATATTAGGACTATGGAAAACAAAACTTACGAGATTAATTTAAATCAAGGCGACTTGGTAATTTATAAGGGTAACGAACAAGAACATTGGAGAAACACATTTAAAGGGACTAAGCAAATTCAATGTTTTTTACAATATGTGAAATCTGCAGGTGAAAAAGCCTGGTTAAAATGGGATACCAGGCCTTGTTTGGGTCTACCTTTTGAATATACCGGCCCACAAGTCAAAGCAGAAATGCAGGCTGTAATAGCTAAAGATAAATCGCTAGGTAAACTTTAAGACGGCGTTTTTGCTAGATTTGGCCCTGCAACTACTAGCCCATTACCGAGTCTTTCAACAAAAATTTCCTGAGCTTGTTTTTGATTCTCAGCTTGGCAGGTATGTCTCACAATTTTTAGAGAATTAGCACTTTCTCTGACGTAAATTTCGTAGGTTTTTAGGTTTTCACTCATTTTCAACTCCTATTACTATTTATCAAAAGAATACATCCATGTATCTAGGGATACAAATGGATCTACTAGGGTCTTATAATAACTTTGACTTTTCTGCAAAATTTCAAGCCCTGTAGTTTCGTTATATTTAACAAAAGATAGTTCTTTTAATTTTCTATGATCGAAGTATTTAATACCCTGCAAAACCATCAACCAAGCTGCTTCCGAGTAACCCCCAAAGTTAGGTTCAGTGCCATCATTATAGTAAAAATCTTCCCATAACTGTAGCTTTTCTTTAAGACTGTCTGGTATAGTTTTTGGATCTTTAAGTTTAAGCCAGTATTCGCTATCGGTCCTGTTACCTCTATAATGTAAAGCTAAAAAGTCCTTGATATCGTTGTAGATATTAAACATTCTTCTGTTAAATCTGTCTACGCTTGCGGGCGCATTATTTTGTGTGTACGGATTCCAGTAATCAGATAAGGAAAATAATGCTTCTATGATAACCGCAACACCGTTAGCTTCCAACGGTTCCAAAAACCCAGAGCTCAATCCTACAGCAACAACATTATTTTTCCAATGAACTTCAGATATACTTGGAGTATATGTAAAGTTAGCTACGGGCTCTATGTTAATTGAAAACCTTTTTGAGGCTTCTTCTATCGCTTTTTCTAATGATGTAGTGTCTGGATCAAAAATATAACCGTTTCCTGATCTATGTCGTAAATTAATATTCCAAGACCATCCATGCTTCATTGCAAAGGCATTTGTAGTTAATGAGGGTTCTGATTCAGACCACCAAGCAACCACGCTTCTTGCAGGAAAATAATTACTAACGTCTTGTTGTTCTACTTTTAAAAATTTATTCAACAGCAGCCTAGCAAAACCAGAACAATCAAAAAACCAATCTCCGTTAACTTCTCGCCCGTCATTTAAAATAAGTTTGGTTACATTTCCCTTTTCGTCGCAGGAAGCAGAAACGTACTCGCCCAATATCAAATTTATATTTCTAGAGACACCAACATCTCTAAACCATAAAGCTGCTGCCCTACTATCAAAATGCCACATAGGGTTACAAGGAACACCTGTATTAGCACCGTACGGAACTTTATTTTGTCTTATAAATTCACCCGAATGAAACATATACTGTAAAGGCACATCATTAGCCACAACTGTCTTTAAGTAAATGCTTCTTATTTTATTTGCTAATATTTTATTTAGAGTAAAATCTAAATTAGGAACATTGTTTAAAAATTTTCCCCAATGATCTAACCACGGAGAATAATCAGTTTGCATACAGTGAGTAAATTCAGTTCCTAATTCTCCCCAATCAACAAATCTTCCCCCTAGCTTGGGTGTAGCGTTTGTGGATTTAATAAAATCTTCTTTATCTACTTTTATTCTGTTTAAAAAATCTGTGAATAGTGTGTTTCCGCTCTCGCCAGCAATAATGGGAGGTCGCTTGGGATCTTCAACTAATGTAATAGATAAATCTGGCCAGTAACGTTGAATATAAAGAGCCGTAACCCAACCTGCAGTACCGCCACCTAAAATTACAATTTTTTTCATATGTCCTTATAGATATATTTTTGCTCTATTTTTTTATTGGGTATTTATATTTTTAAAACTGATAACTAGTTACCGCAGTCCGTGATTTAAGAATGCTTATACAATCTCTGTGAGAGATAGAATCCTTTAATTCCTTATTCAATTCTAACATGGAATCAATTTTTCCGTCGTACCTATCCCTCAGATGATAATCATAAACAGATAAAGAATGATTTGAATCTAGTAATCTTAAACCATGCATTACCTGCATAAAATTTAAAAATTTGAATAACAAAAGAGGTTCTCGAAAATAATTTGGATCAACATTACATTTTTTAAAGTACGGTAAACATTCTCTATTAAAGTCAGTAATGCTAATCGAACTTTTACACCAACGCCAAAATTCACTATCTTGCCTTTCAGTGAAGTAATGTAGTTGAATAAAATCAACTATATTATCTGATACCTGTGTCATTAATTTATTGTACTGATTAGCTGTTGATTCTTCTCCCTTTACAAAATACTGCAAACAACTTATAAAATTAGCGCATTGTTGGATAGTAGTTCCAATGCTACTTGCTTCTAGGGGTTCAACAAATATACCACTCAGACCAACAGATACACAATTTTTTATCCAAAACTTATCCACATGTCCAGCAGAAAATTTAAATTTCTTACCAACCTCTATATTTGAAATATTAAAATTTTGTTTATAAAAATTTGAAATTTCATTTATTGCATTCTCATCGCTTATAAAGTTATCGCAGTAAACATATCCGTTGCCAAATCTGTCTTGAGTCGGTATTCTCCAAGACCATCCGCTGCTCAGTGCCGTTGCCTCTGTAAAAGATGGAATATCTTCGAGATAGCCCGTTGGAAACGCTATGGCGCTATTCATAGGTAGGTATTGTGTTTTATCTACCCATTTTGCTCCTAATTTATCTGCGATTACTCTTTTGAACCCCGAGCAATCAACATAAAAATCATATGAATGAACTTGATTATCTACATCGAGTAAACTCTTAACAAATCCATCTTCATCCATCACTATGTCTTTAATAACAGTATCTACAATTTTAATATTTCGTTCTGTACATTTTTTATGTAAAAAATGATTAAGTTTAAAAGTATCAAAATGAAATTGATTAATATTATCATGCAGAGGTTCATAGTGCCTTGACTTTTGACTACCTAAACCCAGTGTGTTTAAGGGCGGCCAATTTTCTCCAATCATTCGCAACCAGGTATACGGTAATCCAGAATGACTATCGAAACCGCCGTAATCAGATAAAAGACTGTGGAAGTAGTGAGTATTGTCTCCGTGCCAATTGGTAAATTTAATTCCAATCTTAAAAGTGGCCCCGGTCTCATTAAACAGCTCGTACAAACTTATGTCAGCATAATTTATAAAAAACCTCCAGTGTTCAGTGCTCCCCTCGCCAACCCCAATAATTCCAATTTTGGAAGATTCTATCACTGTGATATCCATTTTAGGAAAGGCTTTTCTTAGCATAAGGGCAGATATCATACCACTGGTGCCACCGCCTACAATACAAATTGATTTAGTTGTTGTCATTTTTGTTTAATTAACTCTATTGTTTGTTCATGAGATAAAAACTGCCAACTTTTTTCGTTTGGTATCATACTTAGTTCTTTATCAGTAACAGCAGCCCAATCTAAAAAACTATTATTGTATTTTTCTTTAATTTTTTCAATATTAAATAGTCCTAGGCCGTGCATTACCTGTATCCAATCTAATTCGTCAAAAAGCTCATAATTATTCTCATGGAAAAAATTCCAACTTACAAAGTTGTCTTTAAAATAACATAGAGTGTTTTTGTTAAAATCAGTTAAAGGCATGTCGTATTTGCACCACCTCCAGAATTCAGTATCTTCTCTCTGACTGACATAATGCAATTGAACAAAGTCTAAAATATTTTCAGACACTCTATCAAATATTTTATTGTATTTGTTTGCTATATAGGTATCTTCCCTAGCCCAACATATTAAGGAAGCACTTAAACATTTGATTTGTTCTATTGTTGTACCTATATTACTGGCTTCTAGTGGTTCAATAAAACTACCGGATAAGCCAACTGCAACACAATTTTTAATCCAAAATCTGTCAACCTTACCAACATTGAATTTAAGTGCCTTAGCTATTTCAATATTATTAATATACTCTGGTTGTAATTCTTTGCAGGCTTGATCTGCGTTTAAAAAAGAATCATTGAAGACATAACCATTGCCATATCTATCTTGTACAGGTGCTTTCCAACTCCAACCGCATTTTCTTGCCACGGCATCTGTGAAAGTGGGTATAGGTCCATCTAAGGGACTAGGAAAAGCTATAGCTGAATTGGTAGGTAAGTATTCTTGGTAAGATATCCATTTACAATCTAGTTTTTTATGTATAACTCTAGAAAATCCAGATGTGTCAACAAAGAAATCAAAATAATATTTTGTCTTTTCTCCGCAAAGGTTGGAAACAAAACCTTTATCATCTAATTGAACATCAACAATTGTGTCTTCGATTACTTCAATTTGTCTATTGATGCACAAAGACTCTAAAAAAGAGTTAAGTTTGAATGTATTGAAATGAAATTGTCCAACATCCGCGCCCAGCGGTGCAGCTATTTTACCCTGTAGTGCAAGATCAAAAACTATCTGATTGGGATCTACATTATTGGCAACAAGGTACATTAATGTGAAAGGCAGTCCGGTATAAGTATCCTGAGAAACATACCACTCTGGTAGACTATGATAATAGCAGTCGTCACCATTGCGCCAATTTAAAAATTTGATTCCATGTTTAAATGTAGCTCCTGCATTCTTAACAATATCATCTACAGTGATATTTGTTATTTTCGTAAAATCCGCCCAGTGTTCGTTTGAACCTTCACCAACTCCTATTGTAGAAAACTTATCTGATTTGATAACAGTGATTTTTATATTAGAAAAACATGCCCGTAGCATCAATGCAGAAATTAAACCAGCGTTCCCGCCACCTAAAATACATAAATTTTTAATCATTCACAGTTATCCTAGCCTTTGAATCTGTAGCTGTATTATAATTTATTTTGCCGGACGGCAATGTATTAAAACTCATAATTACTCTACGATGATTATCCCAATGAGCTTGTGTTCCGTGATAAAGCCAACTAGGAAATAAACATAACTTTCCTGGTTCAGCTGGTTCAATGAATGTAGGTTGATAGTTTGATCTCAAAACTTCAATCTGAGCCTGTGTTCTATGCAATACAGGATCTTCAAAAACTGTAGAAGCACCTTCTGTAAAATAATAGATACCGCTGTAAAAACTCAACGAGTGCCTATGAAAATTTAATGCCATGCCAGACTGCGGCAAACAAATATTAATCCAACTGTTTGTAATCTGAAAAGATTCGCAGTCATACAACAAGTTATTCTTTACCTTTTCTAAACAATCATTAAACCAATTAAATAGACCAACAAATTTTGCGTCTCTCTTTGCATCGTGTAAAATACTGATGACACCGCTATGTTTTACTTGAGGACATTCTAAAGAATCTATATTAGATATTAATTCTTGATTGTCTATATGATTGTTTTGAAATGTAAAGATTTGAGTAGGAAAAATATCCCTGGTATTCATTACCATTCTACCCAACCGGTCAAAATAAATTTTTCTCCGCTAAGTGGCGGATTACCTCTATGTACATGCGTATAAGTGGCCGGCCAAATTACCAAACGGCCTGTTTTTGCAGAGACTCGTTTACTCTGTAATAAAAATTCTGTTTCTCCACCTTCTTCCACAGTATTTAAATAAAGTGTCCATGCTGCTATCCTGGAACATCGTTCAATCCCATCTGATTCAAAATGCCAAACATGATATCCTTGTGAAGGCAAAGTTTTTTGTATTTTCATCGAACGTAGATAATGCTTCCCTGTTTCTCCTAAAACACTATAAACTTTAAGATAAGAATCCCAACATACCCAAAATTTTCTTAAAAATGGATGCAGAACAGATAGATCCGGAGTGACTCTTAGAGAGTCGTCTGATAAAACAAATACTGCACGATCTTCTTTAGCGTGCCTAGGAGATTCAAACCTAGAAAAAGATAAGTTTTGAGATTCTAATGCAACATATCTACCTATGATGTTATTACATTCATCGGCATCAATTATATCGTCCCAGACGGCAATGTGGCTTTCTATATTCATAATTTTTTACAGACCTTTAGTTTTGTATATATAAGAAAACAAGGCCTTGCTCAAAAAATGTCAGAAATAATTCCTCTTTTTTCAAAACCCGTATTTGTTCATAATTTAGACCGTTTAGATTTTGACCTATCATCAGTCGAATGGATAGCTAATTACGGCAATTTTACCAGTAAAAGTAAGAACATTCTAACCGATGTAGCCTCTAAAGAAACAACAAATAAAATCCAAGATTGTTTAATGGATTACTTTCACGGCATTTTACAAGTCAAAGAACAGACCAATATTTACATAACAGAATCGTGGTTGAATAAAACTGAACCAGGACAGTTTCACCATAGACACTGGCATCCAAATAGTATTATATCAGGTGTAGTTTGTCTATCTAATCAGGAAAATTCTGGAGCTTTAACTTTTATTACAGGCACTTACGATACAATTGAACTTGAAATTTCGCAAGCAAATTTGTTTAATAGTAAGCAATGGTCCTATGTTCCTAAAGTTAATGATATCATTTTGTTTCCTTCTAGCTTAGAGCATTTGGTAGAAAAAAATACAAGTGATTTTTCTAGAATTACTCTGTCATTTAACACATTCGTTTCTGGACAGCTCAACAGTTTACCTTTTACAACTTTAAAAATATGACCGTAGAAATTGTACATGCGTATCCACCGTTAATTTTTAAGGACAGTTTTCATTTTACTGCTGAACATATAGAAACTTCAAAACTTATATTAAACCTAGCAGGTGAGTCTAACAGTTATCTAGAGAAAGGTGCTGCCAAAAGTTCAGTCGCTGATCAAATAAATGCACCTCATAAGCATGAAGTCTTCAAAGATTTTTTTGAGTGGTTACAAAACACCAGTGAACATATATTAAAAATTTGGAATTTAAAAGATCCTGAAAATTTTTATATAGGAAACAGCTGGATTAACAAACATGATCATCTTGGAGAAACATTATATCATAACCACGGATTTAGTGCCATAAGTTGTGTAGCCTATATTCAATTACCGGATAACTCCGGGTTCACTGAATTTAAAGATCCTCATTACGAGATAAAAAGTTTACACGAGTATAATAAAAATTTACAAGAATATTTTCCTGTAAAGGTCAAACAAGATGATGTAGTTTTTTTCCCTGGGTGGTTAATGCATAGGTCTCAACCAAATTTAAGCCGTGATCAAAGAATAGTTTTATCAACTAACTTAATTAATTTTACTCACAGAGATAATTTTAAATTTAAAAGTTTATTTTCTTAATTATTTTTTATTAAGTGTTGCACTTCTTTGATTTTACTTTCTAACAGTTTTCGTGTGTTAGTTATTTTGTCTCTAAACTCTTTACCCATCGACGGCATTTGTTTATTATAGATAAGTTCGCTATGCAAATCATCTAACTTTTTTACTTCATAAATTAAATTTGATAGCAATCTAGTCAACTCGTTTTTTTCATTACCGTCTGGAAGTTGATTTATAACGGTGTTGTATCTAATTAAATCATTTTGAAAAGCTTTTGATTGTCTAATTTTTTCTGACATATGTCTATATCCCAATATTAATTTATAGAATTAGCCAATTCTAAAATTGTAGCTAACTTAGTTTTGACTACATTATTATGTAGAGTTTGTTTGAGGCCTCCGTGTAAATTTTTTGGCAGATCATTAAGATCACACCACGCTAGAGTTTTTACAGCTAACACTAAAAATTCATCGGCGACTAAACAAACATAAGTTCCGTATTCAAATCCTTTATCGTAACTTAGATAAAGCTCTATAGGTAAAATTTTTCCTTGAGCAAACTGATCCAATAACCCCTTAGCATCTTCCAATACTGAATTTTTTCTCACAAACGTGGGTATAGTCCATTTCTGATCTTCGTGAATCAGTAATAAACGTCCAGTATTTTTAGATAAAAAAAGTAAGCCGGCACGCTGCTGCATGCCATTACTTATGCATCTAAATCAAATCGCCAATAACCTTCTGAATACTCGCCCTCAAATGAACGCAACCATTGTGTGCCGTCCCATTTGTATTGTATGCCTGTGGTTAAATTGCTTACATATTGAGTAGTAGCGACTATTTCTGGATCAAAAACTTTTTGCCAAGTTGATCCATTCCACTCTATAATAGTATTAGCCTTAATTACTAGATCGTTTCCGGCAAGATCTTTCCAGGCATCTGGTCCATCATAAGCGTTATACGAAGAATTATCGTTACTCCACTTATTAGATTCTAAAAATTGACCAACATTTGGACTAGTGTTCACATCTTCTAACATAAGATACCTTGTTCCGGTAGGTATATTAGCTATAGAACCAAATTTCTTTATTGGAGAAAACTTATAAGGATCTATAATGGCAGATATAGCACCAAGACTATTTGTAGGGACTGTATCTGGATCAAGATCAACTACTAGATAATTTGGGTCAAATTCGTTAACTGCAAACGTTCCTACCACTTCATAACCATTTGGTTGTAAAAAATGAATTCTGCTTGTTTCAGTATATCCGCCATACATTTCTAAAACTTTGTTCCAATCAACTTTTGTAGAGTAGGATTTAGTAGGAGGTGGTAGGCCTAAAGAAGAAATGGCCTGAGTAGGATCTAGAATAGTACAATCGTACATACCTGTGGTGTTATTACGTAACAATAGCACTTTGAATCCGCCTTTTTGAATTCGTAAAGTAGTAGTTGATTGTGTAGTATCAGCATGGCTCGTGGTATCATCATAGATCAAATTATCTAAATCTAGTAGTTGACCAGTCTCACCAAAAATATTCATAACAATATTTTTTACTATTCCTAATTTTTTGACTTTAGCCGGCGCTGTTAGGTATATGGGTGTTTCAAATTCTAAGGTTGCAATATCAATTTCACTTTCAGATCCCTGCGGTATAGTTCTTGAACTCCAATTTACCGACGTTAGTTGTACTATACTTAAACTAGTCCAGTCAACATAGTTATCTGTAGTTTGTATTTCTAGACTAGGCGTAAACATTATTAGTATTTGTTCTAATAACTGAAGTTTTTGATCCGTGCTTGAAGTCCATATATCTGCCTTAAACCTTAACTTGTAAGGTACTGGCATCAGTCTTTCTATAGTATAGCCGCCACCTTGATAATCTTTGTAAACTTTATCACCGTCTTCATTTAATTCGTAAGAACGTTCGCGTAAATTAAGTTTTCCAACAAAACTATAATCTCCCTGTCTAGCTTGATCTTGTTCTAAAGCAGTAATATAACAGGCTATTTTAGGTACGGTTAATAATTTATTTTCACTATTATCTTTAATAATAGCTGCGGCTTGTCTAGTAAGGTCTCCGTACATAACCGGAACTTGGCGTTCTTCGGGAGTATCTCCTCCTGTTTTATATTTGAATCCTATAAAACAGCGCATGAACTGTGTAAGGTAACGTCTTATTTGACCGTCATAAAAATAATCCATTATTCATCTGCCTCCGGTCTAAGAGCTTTGCTAAGACTTTGACGTTCTTTGACTTGTTTATTATTAATTTTTGCAGTCTTTGTGTTGTTTACAAAGCCACTAAGTTGAGTATCAAGCACGTTCTTTCCTTCGTAACGATCTCCTGTACCAGTATCGCTAGTTCCTAGTTTGCTCATTGTAGTACGAACGTTGTCTTCAACTTTAACCCACCTTCTTCCGTCAAATCTAAAAAGTCGATTTGGTTTAAAATCTTTACGTAGACAATATTGACCAAACACAGGATTAATAGGAAATGCTATGCCTGCGGTGTATGGAGCGCCGTTTGGAGGAATTCCGTCCCCTAATAAGTAACCATCGTATCCAGACTCTTGCGCAGTATGAAACGCAGTACTTGCGGTGACTCCTACAAATATTGGATCTCCGTTGCCGTCAAATAAAAGGTTGCCATTTTCGTCAGTTGCCTGAGTCTGAATACTGGCATCTAAGTCCTCAAGATCAACCGTAACAATGGCTGGTTGTAAATTTTCATCAACAGTAAATGTATACAACGCTGAAGTATCGGATCCGCTCTTAGGAGCGTCTGCTTCTGCCTGATCCAACACCGCCTTAGTAATTTGCATTTCACGCTCGTAGGTGCTAGCGATTTCACGTAAAGTATCAGC